TTATTTACTCTTAATGAGTTTACCTCGTTTTAATAAATTAAGCAACTTTGTATTTTGTGTGGCAGTACCGGCATAGTTCTTGATGCCGTTTAAGACTGCAATCCTTTTTCTGTTATTCTTTCCGGAGTTGATGCCTAATGATTTCAGTGCATCCACAAGCGATTTCGACTTGCCTTTATATTTCGGATAATATAAGGTCTTTTTCTTAACAGGTTTCTTATTTTCTTCAACTTTTTTCTTCACTGGCTCTTTATACAGTACATTTAAGTCAAAATTACCGGAGTTACCAGTCGAAATGACCTTAGGAAATCTGCCGGAGCTAGTATACTGCCATGCAATATTAGCCATGTTAGGTTTATACTTTTCATTAGGATCCGTAGCAATCTGCATACGTTTATCTCCCTGATAATAGCGAGCAATCCACCAGTTCTGGCACTTGACCAGCTTTCTGTCAATATGCTCTGCGTAATAACTCATGCCGGTGTAGACTCCAAATTTGTAACCACGAGATTCTACTACCGCCTGGGCTGCATTGATGATTTCAGCAATCTTCGTCTTGCTTAAGGCTGCCTGCACTTTATCTTCCAGGTCAAACCACACGCCATAAGTAAAATATTCCTTGTCAATCTTGTCAAGAATATCGCAGACAAGTTTCATATCACTTTTAGCTTTTGTGGTTGTTGTAGCATAGGAATAATTATATACTCCCCAGGCAATCTCATTTTCATTGCAGGCCTGATAGTTTCTGTTGAAACCGTTGTCAATTTTTAAATCCTTACGAATGATTTTTAAGATAGCTCCCTGGCAACCGTATGCTTTCGCTTTTTCCCAGTTCACTGTTCCATTATAGCTTGATACGTCAATTAACTTTTTCATGCTCTACTCCTCCTTGCACTCTGGCAGTCCTGCAACGCTAGTCAGCAAACTTACAACACCTGCAAGTGCTGCTGTTCCGATCACCATTGTCCAATCAACAGCGTTAATGGATACTGCCGCCGGAATCAACGCAACTGCGGTCTGTGCTGCCGTTTTTACCGCTCTTACTCCTGCTGCTTTCATCCATTTTTTTGTTTTTACACTAATATTAATCATATTAATCCTCCTGATCGTGTGCTTGTTTATTGATATGTTTCTCGATTTTGTCAATCGCTTCTGTGACGGGACCATTACACCCCTGCTCTTTTAACCCCTTAAGGCAGGCAAGTATCCCGTATGTCAGTAGGCACTGCTCACCTTTCATTTTCTCAATTTCTTCATCCTGTTTATTTTGTTTTAAATACCAGCGGTACGCGCTAAATGCAGCTCCGGCGATTGCCGTTGTTGCTCCGAGCAGTGCCCCGGCGGTAATAATTGTATTTGCATCTATGTACACAGCTATCTTCCTCATTTCACCACAATTATTCCTTTATATTTTTCATTCATACATTTTCGTGCATTTTCCTTTTTGGCTGTCATCACATTTTTCTTTCCATCTGAAAATCTCCACACTTTTCCACTTTTATCATCTCTCAATAAAACTACAGTGTGGATGGGCGAGCCTTCTTCGAACAAGACCATGTACCCTCTCTCCAATTTTGTTTCCAACTGAGCATTTGTCAGCGATTTATAGTAAATCGCCGGCTTTCCAGGGCAGATCTGGTTGATTCCCTTTGCAATTTCCGTAAGCGGATACTTTGCTCCGCATTTTAATTTCTTCCTGGCATACTGCAGAACCTGTTGCATATTTTTCTTGATACCCTTGTAGCGCAAAGCCATGTAAAACGCTACGAGACTACATCCATGAGTTCTGATGAACGAAGATTTGAAATTGTACTGGCTTGGCACCGGAATCTGTCTTCCGTTATCCGCTACAATCCTCCAAGGGAATTTCTTTTTACTTTTTTTGTTCTTGTTTGCTACTATTCTCATTCGGTTACCATCTCCTCAAAACCACTGTCAATCAAAATCTCTTTTACTTTTTCCTTTAATAATCGTGGTACGTCTTTGTAATCTTTTTTTCCCAACATAATCTGCTGTGCCCATAACATTGCCATCATTTCTTTTCCTCCATTTTCTAAAAAATATAAATATGTTAATAATTTCAACATTACTGATAAACTAATTCGCTCATTTCGAGCAGGCATTCTTTCAGCATGTTGTTTTCTTCTTTTACCTCTGCAATCATCTCCAATTCGGTTTTCTTTTTCTCTGGTTCATAATCTAAATATTTCATTGGATCATCGTCTATCATTTTCTTCGTGATTGCAGATGAATCAACATTAAATTCGTTCATGTTATAGCGAAACTGAACGAATTCATTTTCTTCAGTTTTTTGCGTGACTTCCTCAACAGAATTTAGATCATAGATAAATACATCTGCTGTACCGTCTGGAAGTAGAAAATAATCATGGCTTTTTGTTAACTGACTGGTAAAATAACCTTTGCTTCGCATCTAATCACCTCTTTTGCTCTGTTTAATGTTCTTTTTATGTTATATTTCCTTGAAATCATCACCGAATCAGAATTTTTAACCATGCCGTTACGGGATATTATCTTACTTGCTACATTTCTGCACATTGTTCTTGCTTTATTTTTATACCTTACAAGTAGTCTCCTGATTCTTTTCCAGTTTCTTTTTCTAATTGTTGTATGTGTTCTTGTGATTTTATAACCCATCATGTCGATTGTCTCTGAACCTCTGTGATAATTATTCTCACTCTTGAATCTTATTCCCAGTTTTCCTAAAAGGAAATTGTGTAGCATCTTACGAGCCTTTTTTAAATTTTTAAGATTCCAGGAGAACAAAATAATATCATCCATATAGAATAATTTCTTTGAGATCATATTGATTCGTTTTCTCCTTCGGAGCGTGTAACAATGATTATCAATATAGTGCCAAGCATATGACAGATAGTAATTTGCTAAATACTGACAGAGATACGAGCCGATACACAGCCCTTCTTCGTATGTTCCCAAGAGGCGATAAATAACTTTTAAAATCGCCTCGTTTTTAATATCTCTTGCAAGTAATTTCTTCAATCTGTCACGTGGAATGCTCGGATAATAATGATAGATATCTTCTTTGCAGTAATACTTTGTTGCTGCCTCATCCTTTCTTATCCATCGCTCTATCGCTTTCTTACCGAAGATTTGACCTCTTCCTTTAATGCTTGCACACTGATATGGTCCGATTTTTGCATCCAACATTGGCTTGATTGCATTGATTACGATGTAATCATAAACCTGCTGCTTAATGCTCGCGATGCCGATTCTCCTCTCTTTTCCACTCGCTTTATCAATTCGATTCTGATAATGAATTTTCCTAAGAAGTATGCAATTATTATTGATTTCCTCTAACAAATCCTTGGCGATCACAGGAAATAGAGCCTTTTTGACGTTTTTTCTTGCCTTAATATTACTATATACATATCCACGAATTGCCTTAGCAGCTTCATATTGATTTTTATTCGTCATTTTGTGGCGGATAGCATACTCTGCAAGAAAATAGGCTACATCTTTACGTCTCCATCTTCTTTTTAGACAATCACTCAAACATCTTCTTATGTACTCCTCCGTGAATACAAATTTTTTACAATACCGTTTCATTTACATCCTTTCGTTGTGTTATACAGACGTTCATTGTCATTACTAGCCTGCCGGTTTTATACACTATTTTTAGACAGCAACTTTGGTTGTGCCTAAGGAACTTTTGTTGCCCTGCCAAGGTGCGAAATACGTGTCAAAAGTTATTTTTAGATGTATATTTTTCGAATTGCGACCGCCGATATTCCACCTGTAGTTCCCAAGCCTGTTGTTCAGATTCAGGTAGAACAACCCACAGGCATCCCTGTTCCTGAGATTGCCGAACGACTGGAGCGGTGCTGACACGTAAGCCCTAGTTAATGAGGGGAGGAATCCCCTCTTCCTTACGGAATTCACCCCTCTTGTAAAACCGCATTGACGGAAAGGCGACCGCCGACATGCCACCAGTAGCCCCCAAGCCCGCCGTTCAGATGCAGGCAGAACAACCCACAGGCATCCCCGCTCCTGAGAAAGCCGAACGACAGGAGCTCCCTTGTTTCTCCGGCGTTCCCGGATGGATATACTGCGTCACCGCATCCTTTTGAGCTACCGCTACCGCTCTCTCCGCAGCTTGCCGCGCACAAATACCCACTTTCGAAATTTAAATGCGCAATATAGTTCCACGCGCTTTTATTTGTTATCGCAATCGAGGATAACTTAGTATGTCCTGCCTGATTCTGTTTAGGATTCGTTACAGCCTTTGTCGCGTCTGATAATCCGTATATTTCGTGTGTTCCGTCACTTGTGACGATATCAAATCCGGCCATAACTTCATATACGCCTAATTGCATCTCGATGCCTTGAAAAATAATAGGATATCGTCTGTTCGTGAGACCTGCGACCGTAGGACAAGGGCTTCCCGTTCGTCCTTTCACATCCTTATTGAATCCGGTTCTCCAGTGCATCGAGGACATGATACATCTTAATTGTGTATCTCCAAATTCCTGATGCACCGTTGAGAATGCATCGCAATCAAGATAAACCGCCTTGTTGTTATCATCTAATGTCTCAATTTTTAAAACCTTAACATCAAATGCAATCTCATGAATTCGCTTATCATATCTATCGTTAGAACGGCTTGAACCACTCATATATTCGTGCCCGACAGATACATAGCTTCCGATTTCAATGCTGGAGGCCTGCGAATTTGTAACAGGAAAATAAGTATGTAACTCATCACTTTCGATCGAAGCAACAAACTGAAAACTATTACCAGTACATCCCGTCATTGTTTCATCACTGTTGATATCTCCGAACATCAATAGCCATGTGGTCTGGATATATCCATTATCCAAAAATGTAGCTAGCGAATAGTACTTTCCGCGCTTCTTCATATGCGCAATACTATCATTCATTGAAATAGCTTCTGTTGTAGAATCACTCGTTCGGAATGCGCAGCGTTTATTCGGCTGAGAATGTAATAAACCATCATCACCTGTAACAAGCGGATATTTCGCGATCAGGAAGAAAGGATTCTTTGTCCCGTCTAAGTTGTATGCTAATTTGTTTAATTCGTATCCCTCACGAGGGGTAAAGCACCGGGAATATCTCATGTATCCATTGCCAAGATCGGACCATTTTTCGTAAAAAGCAAGACCGCAGACAAACACATCTGCACTGCCGCTTTCCGAGAAATCATTATCTCCTTTTACTGCTGTAATCTTTTTAATTCCGTTATCATCAATGACCGCATTTACATCTATCGTTTTAAACCATGGAAGCTCCTCGTAATCGTTCTGACGGTGCTCTACGGCTGTGGAAGGTAACGCAATTAATCCGGTATTATCATCCGATTTAATGCATGTACCGCCCTGCGTTGTCTCCCAAAGGGGAATATCAACTGAATAAACTTTGTCAGTATATGCTAACAGACCGAACATAGCGAGCAGGTTATTGGCATTTGCTTCAAACTTTGAAGTAATATTTTGCATTTTTATCAATTCTTTTGCGGCTGATTCTGTTATATTAACCCTCTGCGTTTTTCCGGTATCTCCAACCGCTTCAATTTGCGCTTTCCCCGCGCTATTGACAGTTGTCACCTGTTTCGTTCCCTCATCCGTGACTGCTTTAGTAGATGCGGTTTGTTGTGCTTTGACTGCATTAACCGCTGACACTCCAGCGGCACTTGCCGCACTCACTGCACTTGCCCCTGCACTTTCGGCCTTGCCAACCTGCTCTGTTCCGGCGTCCTCTACATTTTTTATCTGCTTATCGCCTTCATCTAT